AATGTTCTGTGACCCAGAAGTGGCATTTTCTATGAGCCACAGCTTGGAGACGGTGTTCGGGCCAATAGTTATGGTGCAAGCAGAGTCGAGTGTGCCAGTGTATTTAAGGAAAATACTCCTACCGGGATCAGTAGAACCATCAGCGATAGTAGTAGTATGAGTATCAGCGTTCGTCGTGATTGCTTCTGTGCCAAAGCTAAATGCCTCTGCAATTAATTCAAGGTTGGTATTTGTACTTGTTCCCCAAGTTCCCGCCTCATCTCCAGTGGCGATTTCCTTCAGCCGAAGGTCATTTACATAAGTTGCCATTTACTTTCTCCGGCTCTTTGACTTCTTCTTTTCCATAGAAGCCACATGTTTTTTTAACATCTCAGCTTGTTGTTTGTGAGACTTAGATGCCTTTTCCAAACCTTTAATTACCTTTTTAACTCTTTGTACCATTAGGCAACCTCTTCCCAGTTAGGTGTTTGGCTATCATCAACAACCGTCCAATTAGGCGTTTGGCTAGTTGATATTGTTGAATAACTTGGCGTTTGATCCCTATCCACAAGCCCCCAAACATTTGACGGGCCAATCGCTCCGGTAGCACTAACGCCAGTAGGCACAATGTTAGCATCAGCTGCCGTAGTGACAGAACCCACGCTACCTGTTGCCGACACTCCTGTAACTGAAGTGCTAGCTTTTGCTTCAACTGTAACACTGCCAACAGCACCCGTTCCTGCAACTCCTGTAAGCGCAACATTAGCTTCTGCATCGGTTGTAACGGTGCCAACCGCAGATGTTCCAGAAACGCCTGTGACAGTGGTATTTGCTTCTGCATCGACTGTTGCTGTTCCAACAGCGCCCGTTCCTGCATTGCCTGTGACAGGAAGGGTATTGTTTGTAACAAGCGATATACTGCCAAGCCCACTTGTACCCGCAACTCCTGTAACGGAAGTATTTGCTTCGGCATCAACCGTTGGAATTGTAACGGCACCTGTGCCAACAACTCCTGTGACCGATGCATTAGCCTCTGCATCAACTGTGACTGTACCAACGGCTCCGGTTGCAGCAAGACCTGTGACATCAACAACGTCGGGCGTACCCCACGCATCTTCGCCCCAAGTGCCTCTACCCCATCCATTAATATTTGCCACACATTAAATCCTATTGATTATGACTTTGATCTTTCTGTTGTTTTATCCACTCTAAGTATTCTTTTAAAGTCATTTGTCTCTGTTGAGATTGTTGCGCCACAACATACTAGGCGATTCTTATTATCGCATTTGATGCATCAGCCGTTGGAAACTGAACCGTAAAATCTCCTGCTGTGCTAGTTTTATCGCCACCAAAGTCAAGCGCACATACCGCTGGATCACCAGATGCAGAGTCATTAAATATAAGACATCCACGTGCAGTAACTGTTGCATTTGAAAATGTCAGGTCTGCAAAGTCTGTGAACGCTGTGGTGCTTGATGTTGTTGGATCTACACGAGTTAACGCTGCGCCTTTAGCTGTATAGTTTGTTCCACTAACTTCATTAGAAGTTGTGTACGCAGTTGTGCTTGCACTCAAACTTGCAGAGCTTGTGTAAAGCGCCAAATTAAAGGTGCTACCCCCAGAGTTTTTAAAGTTATGAACCGCTTCAAGCAACTCTTTCTTGAAACTTGTACACATAGCTGTCGTAATAGCCATTATAGCCTCCTAATTATTTCAGCCATTTCGCTTTGGCCTTGTTTTTCAAGTTCACCACACAACGTAGTTCTGTCGCTTTTTAAAGCTTCCTTCATGTAATACGTTACACAGTTTAACACACTCTGTTTAAACGCTTCTGCTTGTTGAGCAATAACAGGGTGAGACTCATTGCCAACACTGACAATTCGATTTGTGGCTGTTTCGGCCCAAAACTCTACGTCATGTCCCTTATTTGATGTTGTTACTACATCAAATGCGCCCACACTTAATTCAATAGATGATGACATTACTTGGTACTAATGCTTGCCTGACCAGTTCGGTAGGCATCTGTTCTGTTAAAGCCTTCACCTTCTTTCTTTAACTGGCCAACAGCAATCTCAAACTGTTGTTGATATTGTTGAATAATGTCTGGCTCACCTTTCATGAATATATATGCTTGAACAAGACTTCCATACAACAACGCATTGGTTGCATTGTCGCCTAACCAGCTAGTACCTGTAGCTGCGTCTACTATTGATTGTGGCAAAAAGGAATAGTGCAGTTCTGCGGTAAAATTGCCATTAGGTGTAGGAGCAACTAAAAAAGTTTCATCATCAAATATTGAGTAATACTTTGGCACCCCAGTAGCTGTGCTATCAGGAAACGCTTCTCTAATAAAATTAACGTCTTTGAATATCAAAAACTCATATCCAGAGTTATTGATTGATAAAGAATATGGATACAAAAAGTCGCTAGGAGTAGCAAGATACTGATTACTTTGCGTTAACGTGCCTGTGACATTTTTTCTAAAGTCTGGCAACTGGATAGAACGAAGCAATTGCTCTTCGGTTGTTTTAACAAATACAGGTATATTTGAGACAAAAGTTGTTTCTGTGTTCTCTGTATAGTCTTTAATTGCCTGAGTAAGGGTTGTGTATGTCCAAGCCATTAGCCTATCACCACTGTAACTGTTCCGACTTCACCAGCAATATCTAATCCTACTGTCCTAGAGCCAAGCTCTGTAATGCCACCACCTACTGGATCAAACGATCCTAGCCTTCTGCTAGCACTAATTGCATTATCTGGTCTTGGGTTTCTAAGCGCTTGAGGGTCAGACATATTCATGCGACCAAGCTCATACTGAGGGTTATCTTTATCTAAAACGTCGTAACCAACTCTAAAGCCTGTATCACGGCCATCACGAATTAATGGCACTAGATCTCTAAGCTTGTATCGAAATCCAGTTACATCACAAAATCCAAAAGCATATTTCCCCCTAGCATAAATACTCAATATCTATACCCTCCGGGAACAAAATATAATGATGACTTTTCCCTATCTGCATCAGAAGCCAACCGCCACTCATCTTCATATAATTGCTTTAGCAGCGTAATCCTTGATGCAAGCTCTGGTTTTTTTAGACTTATCTGATATGCAAGACCTGCAACTAAACATGGCAGGTATCTTGATGGAACTTCTGGATTAGTAGATCCTGTTGATCCAGCGTCAGCTATGCGTTCCATATAGTAAAACGTCAAAACATACGGCTCTGTAGAATCTGGTACAGGCCATAAATTAATAGCATTACCGCTATCTGTTTTTTCAAGCCAAAATTGCAATGGCTTTGAACTAGTCAACTTATTTGTCAGATGCGAATACTGCTTGACCGAAATGCGGGTAAGCATTTGATCTACTTGTGTTGATGAATTACCTGAGTTTGTCCGTATAAACGCCTCAACAATATCAAGTATCTTTCCATCTAAAGCATATCGTGAAGTCCCAGCAGTTAATGACTGCGTTCCTTCTTTGATCGTCCATAAATTAAGCCCACGATTCTGCCACTCAAGAAACATGAGGTTAAGGCTGCGACGAGCAGTACGATAATCGTATCCGCTTTTTAACTCAGATCCCGCTCGCTCAAAAGCTTCCTCTATTGCGTCTCCGAGATCTAAGTTAAATGCATAAGTTGACATTCACCGCTACTTCTTTTTAACAGCTTTTCTAACAGACTTTCCAGCTTTCATGCCCGTAGGACGCTTTTTCATAACGCCTTTCTTAGCCATCCCGCCGCCGCCCATTTTCTTAGGACGCTTCTTCATAACACCCTTCTTTTTCATTCCAGCCATTTGGAACCTCCTTCAGGTTTTGATAAAACTTCTCTCTTAGCAAAAATACATGATTAGGCTCGCCCGACCCAAAGGTGTACGAATAATAATCTGTATTTTTTAACTTGTTTGCAGACTCCTGCAAGTGATCAAGCCTTTGAACATACAACATTGCGTAATCGTAATCATTGTGTTGAACAAAGCCTCCATCATCATTACTTTCATTGTTACTATCATCATCTGGATGTGATGACATAACCCAAACATTCACATCATCATATGCTCCATAACCAATAGAGTAATTTATTGCCTCTATTCTTTGATGGAACATATGAACATCTTGCTCATAATCCAAATCAACAACTATTGTAATGTCATAGTCATCGTCAAAATTTTCTATCGCATCATAAACAACGGCAAAACTTTCACTGTGTTTAAACGCTATTTTAACTTTATTATCCTGCCATGTCTTTTTTGCGTATGGACACCCTGATAATCCGTTAATCTCTTTTATTGGCTGCTCTAAAGCACTCTTAGACCAAGATCTAATCTCTTGCCTTATAGAAGCTTCTATATCTTCTTTATTAAGGCTTTCTAGCTGCGCCATATCCACGACGATCCATTTGATGCACAGCGCCTTTACGAGGCTCTGTGTGGTACTTAACCATGCCTCCATCTTTCATTTTGCCAATGCCATCAGCAGCAAACTCAGGAACCATTTTGCCGTCTTTTTCAACCATCGGCATTTTGCTTTCTTTCATCCAACTACCCTCATTTCCCTACAAAGACTTTTAGCCATAGTTTTCAATGACTCTACAGGGGTATTTAAAAATTGCTCAAGTAACATTTTGTGAGCAAGCGGAATAACAGAATATGTTTCAAAAATCACATATCGTTCTTCGTGATCCAACGAAATACGAATCCTTATTAAGTCTTTTGGATCTGTAAATGAATGAAAACATTCAAGTATTTTTTGATCAAATTGATTCAATAGATTTATCCGTAATGTTTAATCACACTCAAACAGACGTTATAGACATCGCCGCTGCTATGAGCAACCGTAGTAAACATAATGTCGCCGGTAACTCCGGTGCCAGCATTATTTGGAATACCACTAAATTCGCTAAAATCTAATTCGTCTGAGTAATCTGCATTCAACTGCCATGCTAAAACATCAGTGTCTGCATCGAACAATATCTTTACACCCATACCAATGTTGGTGTACCAAATCTTTTCAATTGTTACTTTTGAACATGCGGCACCAGATACTGGGTCTACTGAAAGAGCAGATACATCTATCTTCTTTACAGCAGCCTCGCCAGTACCGTCGCTTACATTTGTAAAACGGAAGATAGCCTTTCGGGGGCCATCTTGAATCGTTTGTGAAGCTACTGCATCAGCCATATTTTTCTCCTAACAAAGGGGCGTAAACCGCCCCATGCGTTATAACAGGTTACTGATCGGCGAATGCAGGTGCAGTGGTACTCGTAACATTTCCAAAGATCTGATAATTAGTTGTATCCAGACCCAAGATAGTTATATCGAATCCAGCAGGAACATTCAGTTGAATGCTGCTATTTGAGTTACCATCAGAAAATACGCTGCTTACCTCATTACCATCAGTGTCTAAAAAGGTAACGCCGCCAATATAAAAATTGCTATTGCCGGGAGTAATAATTAGCGCATCTGTTGCATCCGCCGCACCGCCAGCGTAAACAAAGCGGTAAAAAATACCCGCAGTAGGGGCTGGCAAAACATAGGTGCTATCTTGTGTATTATTACCAACAAGATTAATGCGACCTGCATTTGTAGCAGCAGTAAGGGTAGTTGATGCGGCATCAGCAAGCGATACAGGGGTTACCTGCATACCAGAGCCATCGAGCGTAAAGGACGTTGTAATTGCGCCAGTGCTGCTATTTTTTGAAACGACTGCGAAGCCGTTCTCCGAGCGAACTGAACCGTTGAAGGTTGTATTAGCCATGTGGTTCTCCTGTCTTGGCTAGTGTCTAATGTTTCACGTGAAACAATTAGTCAGGATAAAAAAAGGACTACCCAAGTATAACCTGAGTAGTCCTTAAAAGCTCTAGCTAGAGCCGGGTGATCCGAAAATTCCAAGTGGATCAGAAACGCCGAAACTGTAGCGTTCACGCGCTTTATAACGCACGTTACCAGTATCGAAGTCACCGTCCATAGAGTTTTCTAATGCTGCCCGTTCAAAGTGCTTCATGCCATTTGGAACGTCAGTAATCAAGAACCACGCATTTGTATCTGTGAGGTAATGATTTACTGAGTAGCCTTCTGGAATGCTGCCATTTGTATAGATAGCGTTCAGATCATTGTCTGCCGTACCAACACGGCCTTCGGTTTGAAGGATGCGGGTTGCGGTAAACATCAACGCAGGTGGAACAATCAACTTTCGAGGACGGGCTGCAATCAGCAATCCACGCTCGTCAGTCCATCCTGCAATAGCAATGATAGCTGCCTCTAAAGAAGTTTCGTTCAAGTCAGCCGCCGTCGCAGGACGATTGCTGTTCTTGCCACCACTTACGAGAGGGTGTCCATCACCACCAGTTACGCCATCGCCAGAAGCAGTAAACAAGTTTACGCCGTCACCCGATTGGAATGAGTTTGTAAAACCATTGTTTAATGGCTGTGCAGCTTTGACCTGCTTGGTGTATGCCATAGCTCGTGCTAACGCCTTGGTGTAACGAGCAGAAAGAGAATCGTAAAGATTGTCTTCCATCGCTTCCTCGGTGATCGCAAAACCCATAGCCACTGTTTCGTGATTAAAGCGAGCAGTAAACGACTCTTGTGCAGCATCATATGTGATGCTTTCACCTTCGCCTTTTGTTGGTGCTGCGCCAAAGCCACTTAGCTTGACTTCTTCCTCAAACGAACGATCAGAAGATTCTGTGTCGTAAATTTGAGTATGTTCATCTTCGTACTTTGTGTACTCCAAACCGAATAGGGCATTAAGCCCCGGCAGGAGTTCTTTAAGCATTTGCGCTCTTGAAATTGCCATTGCTTAGTTCTCCTTAAACGCCGGTTGTGTTTCTGTACGCATGGCCAACATTAAAAATGAAGAGTGCGTCCGTGAATGCATCACCAATAGTGCTGTCTGGCCCATCGTAAAAATCATAGATTCGCAATGGAAGCGTATTGGTAGTTGCGGTTGAATCGGCATCAACAGCATTTTTACTGTTACCGATAGAGGTTGTTCCAGCAGTTTGAATAACATCAAAGTTAGATCCAAGTGCTGTTTGAGCAATAGCGCCATCTGCTTGCATCAAGAAAACCACATCAGGATCACTTAATACATATGCGAAAGCATCTGTTGCAACAGTTGACGCTGGCCAAAATTGGCTGAAAGTCATCTGCTTAGTAGTAGGGTCTGTATATTTACAGCCCATAAAAATGCCAACAGTAGTTAGCGTGGCAGTACCTGTATCTTTTTCGATAGTACCTCCAGCAACCATTTTGACAAAATCGCCATTAAATATGGTTGTGCCATATTCAGAAGCGATGCTTAGGTGTTGAACCTTTCCGTTGAAAGATCCACTAGCACTTGTAGTGCTAACTGGTCTTGCCCCATGAGGCGCGGCTGTAGTAGCCATAATTGAGTTCTCCTAACAAATAAAAATAAGTTGTTATTTACCAAAACTACTTACGCGAGTCTTTCGATCAGGTCGGAGCATAGGCATCCGTGGATCATTTTCTCGCATGTAAGATTGGTCAACACTTTCCATTTGTTGCGCTGCAACTCCCTCGTAATGACGCTGGCGCGAATCCGCAACTTCCTGTGGAGCCTTACACAATAACTGACCGCCAATTTCGACACATCCGGGAAACTGAGAGTTATGATCAGGCATAACTTCTAGCTCTGGGTGGTCTTCAAGCTTCACTGGCTCCCATCCTTCTCTAAAGCGCATAGATACATTAGTTGCATCTGATTGCCCTACCATAGATGTACGAATCCATCTAAACGCCCATCCCGGTTGTGGGATTGGATCTGGTAGCAGATTAGGTGGTGTCCACTGCTGCTCTCTAGCTGTGTTATCTCTCGACTCCAATTCTCTTGGTTCTCTTGTTTCGCTCATTACGACATCCTCTGTTTCTGGGCAGCATATTGCTGCGGGGTAATTCCGAGTTTCTTGATAAGCTGGATTTCCGAGCTACTCAATTTAACTTGTGTTTTCTTACCACCACTTCGTTGCGCTGGTGCAACTGGTGAAGATGATGTCCTTGCTTGAGAAGCAGTGCCTTCATCTTTTGTTTCTACACCAAAAGCTGATGGAAATGAATCCCTCAAAGCTTTATCAATAGCTCCAAAATACTCAGGAGAGTTTCTTTCGACACCCCTTTTCACTAACATCTCGTCAAGCCCATAAGCAAATCCTGTGACTGCTTCGTTTCCGGGCGCTCCAAACCAAGTGTTTTGCCCCAGCCATCCCTGCAATCGCGGGTCAAGCTGTTGCTGTTGCGGTGGCTGTCCCACCGTATTAGCAGGGGGTTGCTGTTGTCCCTGCGCCTGTGGCTGCATTTGAGGCTGATAGTTCTGTATATAAGCTCTATCTGCCTGTATTTGCGCAAGCTGTTCTTGCGCCTCAACCATAGAATCTGTATCGCCCTCTTCATGGGCTTGCTTGTACCTTTGCTTCGCAGCCGTTAATTCGGCTTCAGTGCGATTCTGTACACTCTGAAGCAATGCTTGTTCGCTTTGGCCTACAAGTCCTTGTAAGCGCTGAACCTCTGTTTGGGTTCCTTGTGCAAACTGCACAGCCTCATCTCTTAATCTTTGCGCAGCTTCTTTTTCTCTGCGCTGTTGATGATACTCGTATTTTAACCTGTTTAAACGCTTTTTAACACGCTCATCTTGAACGTCAATCTCTTCATCAATGTTAAACGGTTCAACATCAGATCTTACAGGGCGACGATCTTCTTCTGGAGTATCGTCTACCTCAATGATTTCTATATCATCGGGTTCTGGTAATGCTACTTCTTCAGACACGGCTTATACCTCTTGGATCTTGTACTACGGCTTCGGGTGTATCATCGTTAATCAAACGGAATTCTTTGCCATGAATTTTTATTCTGGTTCCGCTATACGCCCTCATTAAGATAAAGTCTCCCTCTTTGCACCAAGGCCCATTAGGAAATCGTTTTGTATCTTTATAACAGTCTGGCCCCATTGCAATAACAAACCCTACCATCGAAGCAGTTTCTTCGATTTCTAGCGTTGTCCTTGCTTTTATAATGCCGCCTTCTGTTTTTTCCTCTATCTCCGGTAATCCAATAAGGATGTGGTATCCAGTAGGCACTGGAAGTTGACTAGCTTTTTCTGTATCTGCTTTGTCTTCTTCAGCGCCAATGGACGTTAAGTCCACTTCTGCTGCTGTCATTTTTTCACTCTCTGCAACACTTAAAGGGAAGTGTAGTACCCGCGCATCCTGATGATGCTAAATCTCTGTAAAGGTCTTATCTGCTACCTCTCTTATTTCTCTAGCAGCCATTTGTAATCCTTCTAGCTGCCCTCTAAACAATTTGTAGTCTTCAATAGACTCAACTGATCCTGCAATCAGCTTTTCTTTACAATGCGACTCAAGGTCGTTTAAACGCGACAATATCAAATCAATAAACTGCGGGTCAATAAAATCACCCATTGCGTTTTGGGTTCATAATCTGATCTGCAAGCTTGCGACCTATTTCAGCGCCTTTGCTTTTTTCTAAAAGATTAGCTCGCTCAATTGCAGCATCTCGATCATTAGTTTTATCAACAATCCTTGCGCCAAGCTCTGCGCCAGCAATCTTAGCCTTAGCATCAAGCTCCGCTTGGGTAATCCTTTCTTCACTGTTGATCTTTAACTGAAGCTCGCTCATATCTTGCTCAAGCTTCATTCGCTCTAATTGATCTCTCATTTCTGCTTTACGAGCATCAAGCGCCAGTTTTTCTTGCGCTGTTGCAACTCGTTGCGCATCTGATTGCGCTTTAGCCATGGCAGTCTGCTCTTCAATTTGAAGTTCTTTTTGCTTCAACTGCAAGATTGGATCATTAGCTTGCGCAGCTTGCTGTTGTTGTTGAGCTTCAGCTTGTCCCTTTTGCAACAACTGTTCTGCTGCTTGCGCAACAAGTGATGACAACTTAGCTTCAATTTCAGGCGGCAACTCTGTTTCGGCAGAAGGAAGATCTAAACCAAGTTCTTTCTGAATCTCTACTCTGTACTGGAACGCTAAGTGTTCTGCAATATGTGCAGACACTGCGGCTTGAATAGCTTGTTGATTCGGAGCTTGTGCCATAAGTTCCATGATTCTTGGATCTTGCATTGCTGCCATATGCGTCTTGATATGCGCTTCGTGATCTTGATAGGCAAAAGCCTTTACTGGCTCTCCATTTATAAAATCCATATTTTCTGTAACTGGATCTTTAGGAGAAAGGTCATCTGTTTCTGGAACAAGTGTTTCTGGATCTCTTATTCCTAATGCCTCAAGCATTTGTCTATGCAGCGCTGGCAAATCATAAAGTTGTGGCGATTGTTGCGCCAACTGCATAGCCGCCTGATATTGCATAATCCGTTGCGACATAGTGGCAGCATTTGGATTTGCTACAGGAACTACGTCTATCTGGTCATTAAAGTCTTTTTGAATGTCCTGCTTTTCACCATACGGCTGATATGGGTATTCGCTTGGCCCAAAGTCTTTAACAATATTTGTAACAAGCCTTAGCTCGTTTTTCATAGATGCATGAAGTCTTGCTTGTATTGCAGACATTACCTTCATGTTTCGCTCTATCAATGCAAGCGTAGTTCCCACAGGAGCTTGGCTATTCATGTCTGATGCCTTTACATCAGCCATTGATGCAAAGCGTCGAGCCTCTTCTACAAGGTTGCCAAGGAGGTTATAGAGCGTTGTGCTTGGTTCTTTGTACGGCAAAAATGAAATGTTTTCTTTGATTGTTCCACCGGGAACATCTACATCACGAAACTCTCCGGGCATAATTGGAGTATCGTCTGCGTTAATCCGCATACCCCTTGTCTTTAACCCGCCCGGAAGATTTGCCAAAGTACCTGCATCTACTAGCTGGCGAAGTATTGAGGTTGAGGATTTAACTAAACCGCCAATCAAATGCACCAAACCTAAGCCATAAAAGCCCAAGCCCGGAATATATTCATAGTGTACAAAGTGATCGCGCTTACGCTTTAGCGGATCATCTTCATAATAGTTTCTGCGAATAGATAGAATCGCAGCAGAGTCTTTATCTACAGTAACAACATAAGGAATAGCTATACCTGTAGGCTCGCCGTCCTTCATATCTTCAAAGCCTTCAAGATCAAGCTCTACTTGAATCTCCAGCAAAGAATATACAGTTTCTCCAAATAAATAATTAGATCCACCTGATGGAGAATAACTTTCTCCTGTCAACTCACTGTATTTTTCTTTTACAGGATCAACTGAAGAGTCACCGCCCTTTAGCTCTACGTCCCTATAAAAACCTGCAACTTGTAACTTGCGAACATCATTGCCCGTCTTGCGCATTCGATGCGTCATACGAGTTAATGATTTAAGATCTGTTGCTCCGTTAAATACAACTAAATCTTCTGCTGGAACAAACATTGAGCAAGGTCGGCCCATTGTTAGGTCATAATAAACTTTTTTGAATGCACTACCTGCTAGTGGTAGTGAAAATAACATCCGCTCCGTTTCTGGACGAAACTCGGTCATTTCTTCCGTAAGCAAATAATTTAAATAGTTTTGTATACGATTTGCTTGCTTATATATTTCATCGTCTGCTTCGCCAACTATCTTTGTTCTTGCTGGGCCTTGCGCTGGAAACAACTCTCCAATTGCCTGAGA